ACCATTTACATCTTCTAACCAAAGACCTCTTGCTGTAAACCATGAGCCACCAGCGAAAGTACCTAATGGTGCAGCTCTTTTTCCTACTTTATCATAGGTATTTGAGGGTGCATCATTGTCTCTATAAGCAGAAAGATAAAATTGACCATCAACGGGTACTCTATCCAAAGAAGCAGATTCTAATTCATACATTTTAAATTGAGTTTCATTACCATCACCTGTTACATATTTTGCATATTCATAAGCCCTTTGTACTGTTTCTAATTGTAGAAATGAAATTACATCATAATTCTTAGCTGTAGCCTTTGAAAATGCTCTTTCAACAGTATGTGAATCTGTCCAACCTGTATTAGTTGTTGCTGTTCTTGCAGAATCATCATCGTCAATAGTATCACCAGAAGCAAAGTCATTTGAGGTATTTCCAAAGTAAATAGTTGAGCCATCAACTCTAGTAACTATACCTGTACCTGAGCCACCAGCAGTAACCGTAACGTGATCACCAACTTGAAGATCACTTGAAGAAGTACCTATTGATCCATGTTGAAATACAAATTCAACCTTACCATTCATACCACTTATTCCTAATTGTCTATCAGTAGTTGCCAAATCAACATCTGCATCTCCATCAGAAGCACCTGTAATTTGTTCATCTTCTATAAATAAATCATAATATGTTGGATCTTCTTTAAAGTCAATAAGACCAGTATCAACACTTAAACAAATATATCCATCAGAACCGTTATCATCATAACCAACTCCTAGGGCTTTTGCACCACCAGCACCAGTTATAATTTGTCCTAGTGTAGTAAATGGTGCTACTTCTGCATCATAAGCAATAATTATATCTCCCGCAGATCCATTTACAACTCCTGTACCTGAACCACTTGAAGTAAAAGCATCTCCATCTACGAGTGCATCAATACTTTCATTAAGTCCTCTGACTCCTACATATCCTGTGGCTGTATCAGTAAAATAAACTACTTCTACAATTTCACAATACCAAGCCTTAGAATCTGCTGTTAATGTATCACCAACTATAAAGTCAGTACCAGCTTCACCGTCAAATAAGAAATAATATTCTGAAAGTAAATTATCTGGATCGTCAGCTGCGTTCAAAGCAAATGGGTTTCTTCCACCATTCAATGTTTGTTCAGAACTGTCATAGGTAGTTCCCGGTTGCCTAACTGTAATAAGTAAGTTATCTAATCCATTTGTTGCACCTTCAACTTGTGTTCTTATAAGAACATCCATGTTACCTCTACTAAAGTTAGAGTTTGCAATCCATTCTATAAGTCTGTGGTCTGCACCATCTAATATTTGTTCAACATAAAATTGTGGTGATACTGTACTACCAAGTACACCGAAAGAGAATACGTTAGTCCAAATTTCTTCACCATCAACACTTGTATCTACTGTTTGAGCTCCTGTACCAGCTGTAATAGTTAAAGCACCTGAAAGGGGAGTTCCACTAGCGGTTCTAATATACCAAGCAGTAACATCAGAACTATCATCATTAATATCTAAATCAAAGTGAAGTAAAGCACCTATTTCTCCACCATCATCAACTTGTTTACCTAAATCTGAGCCAATAGGAACTACGCCTGCATCTGTAGTAACTACTCTTTGGATCTCATTTAAATAACCAATAGTTGTAATTGCACCACCATTTAAGAAATGTGAAGAAGGATCATCAAAGAACCAGCCATTTACAAATGTATATTCTGTAGGTGTTTGGGCTTCCATTATAACTGGATGAGTCATGTTTGCTGGATCATCTTCGTAGTCTTTTATGGCTGAATATTGGACATTTACTGAATATACAGTCGTACCAGAAGTGTGCCTAACGGTACGAATCGTGTTATTTATGGTAAAATCATCAGTCCAAGCCATATAAATACATTTTGATTATTAGTATTTAAATATTATTGTACCTAGTTATTGTTGGTATCTATTACCATAAGGAAGGTTTGATTCATTCCACTTGATTTTATGGTATTGACACCATCATCAGGTATATATACATCTCCCGAAGTACCTTTTCTTACGAAAATATTTACATTTACATCCCCTGTATAAGTGTAACTGAATGAATAATCCCCATTTGAGTCGGTTACACCTGTTGGATCTACCTCTGATCCATCTGAAACCAAAGTTACTATTACTTGAACACTTTGTATATTAGCACCTGTATCTTTTCTCTCACAATGAATAGTAACAGTTACACTTGCAGCTGGTACGAAATCATCTCCATTATTATCTTCATATCCAGTTATTCCACCCAATCCTACTCCCCCAAGATTATAAACTGCCCATCCATCAAATATTGAGGCATTTCTAACAGATTTAAATTTATTTGGAGATCCAAGAGTATCACCTACAAACGGTAAAGCACTTGTACCATTTGTTCCCCAAGCGAGTATATAGTTCATAAATATAGGGGTTGCCTGATCTAAAGTAGTTTCATCTAATTTAGCATTTAAATAATCATATAATTCTTGTGGTGATAATCCATCTGCATCAATAAGAAATTCATATTCAAGTAGAGAAGCAGACGTATAATTTGCTGTCCACCCACCACCATCATTATCAAATATTTGGGTTACATCTACTACATTTATGTTATTAAAAGATTGAAGTATAACTGTTCCAGCAACACTATCACCTTCTATAATTTCTGCAACTATATGTTCAGCTGAGTTATTATCATTCTTAAAGGTATCACCAACTACTAAAGTACCTGATCCACCTGTATATTTTACAATATGTCCAGAAGCTTGACCACTTTCTCTTTGATAATGTATAGCAACAGCGTTTGTAGCATCTCCCAAAGTTCTAGCGGTAGCTGCGGTTCCTTCTACCTGAAAATCATCTACTGAATGTGCGTAATCTATTGCCTTACCATATTTAGTAGGAAATACAGTTTCATCTTCATTTGCTGGTAAGATACTTTTTGCAATAGGTATGAAACCATATTTTGCTGAATGTTCTATAAAGGTAGTTGTACTAGAAGCGGTTAAAGAAGTTCCACCACTATCTACATATAGTGTAACTTCTGTATCTTGTACTGATTCACCGTTTGAATCTGCTACATCTTCATTCATCACAGTCCATGAATCTAATGTGGCTCTAAAACTTCTAGCAGTTACATATTGTTTTGCTGTTAATGGATTATCTGTTAAGTCATGTGATTTATTTCTAAATTCAAACTTTTTAATAAGATCACCAGTTCCAGCAATAGATACATCATCTTGATTTAAGGTACTAATATCCATACCAACAGGGTTTACAATAACCCAATTCTCAGCAGTTGCAATAGTCATTAATTTACTCATTCTGACGAATGTTATATTTCTTAATTCTGGATCATCCCCACTTGTATTAGATTCAAGTCCATCAAAACCATTTAACAATAGATTTTTAGTTTGATTACCAGTTAGCCAATCTCTTACATTAATTCTTGGTGTAGTACCACCACCGTCTGATAAAAATGCTACATCATTAAGGTCTGTATCTTGAACTCCCCAAATTATATCGTTAATTGCGAATGTCCATCTTACACCCCTCATTCTAATTTTACTTGTAGTTGATGTATTGAAATCAACAAGTTCCCTGTTTACACCGTCTATATATGAAGCAAAACAATTAAACTCTGCATTTGTAATCATTTCCATAGCAAGTTCTCCATCTGATCCATTTGCAAATTGTATCTTACAACCCGAAGTTGGATTACCACCATCTAAATAACCACAATCAAATCTACCACCATCCTCTATTGTAATAGCAGCTACGGTTGTAGAACCATTATCATCTGATTGAAGTCCTACTCCGTTTATAAAAGCTATAAAAGCAAATGTACCACTACCTGAACCTATTGTAAATCTTCTTGAAGAGTTATAATCTTGTACTGTTTTATTTACTAAAGTAAAACCTGTTACGGTAGCTGCATCTTGAATAATATATGAAACATGTATTGTATCACTATCTGCTGGTACTAAATCCCAATCTTCACTTACTGTTAAAATCTCTGTATTTCCAGTTCCCGAAGCAGTTGATAGAATATATCTTAGTTCTTCATCACCCGCACCTTGTCTAATTATAACAAGTCTATCATTATAAACTGGTGAAGTTTCTAAATTACCATTAGATAATGTAGGAATATCATCACTAACAACAACTGTATTATTTCCTGTTTGTTGTGATTGATTACCTAATGTTTCATTCATAGCTGCTGAGGTTACAACCACTCCTACTGTTGGATTGACAGATGTAATTCCCATTATTGAACTTCCACCCTTGATACATATAAAGTTCCTGTTACCTTCATATCTAGATCAATAGCGGATAAGTATCTTTTACCTTCTAATTCTATACTTTCGTTATAATCTTTAGGAATTTTAACAGTACAGGTTATAACAAAGGTATCTTTAGGCATACATCTAGATTTAATTCCAGTTATCTTTTTACAGAAATTAGGCTTTGTATTGTTCCCATCTTCTGTAATACTGTTTGCAGTAACATCTATATTGTCAATAGGAAATCTACTTACGTTAGTAATCTCATATTTTATGTACTTATTAACATTTTCATAACAGTCTGCGTTAGGAGATACCCTTTTAATTATAAGAGGAAGTTCCATTACTCATCAACCTCTACCTCTGTAGTGCCATCGTCACGTTTAGTAATAGTATATGTTTTTTTCTTTTTAGACTTTTTCATACCTGATGTACTAACCCCTGCTGGTTTTTTATCAAGATTTTGTTTCTTTTCGTGTTCAGGTACTTTATAATTACCCTGTGTATATTGTTCATCTTTTTTAACATCTGATTTTTGACTCATAGTAGTACCTGTTCCACTTGAAGGTGATCCACCACCAGCACCACCTACATCACTAGGTCTGTTTAATTGTGGTTCTCCATCAAAATTAGATTTTTTCTCACCACTTGGTTTAGCCTGTTTACTCTTATTAGGATCTCCACTATTAGCACCTTGACCAACACCACCACCCATCATCATAGCCTGTTTCTCAGGGTTTGGGAATTGAGATATGACTAATTCATTCTCTCCATCCATAGCAACGTCAAAGCCCATACTGTATAGTTTAACAGCGTTATCAATCTTCTGACCTCTTACCTGTTCATCTCTAAGTTCGTCTATTTCCTCAGAAGTTACAAGTTCTATCTTCCAGTCAAAAATACCCATTATCTCTTGTGTAATCTCATTAAAGAAGTTTTCATTTAGGAATCGTTGAAACCATTTAATTGTTCTATTGGTTAATGTTACTTGAAGTGCCTCATTTCCTAGTCCCGCTTTTGCCTGCTCACCATAGAATAGAGGCTGAACACCGTAAACTGTGCTTATAATCTGTCTTAGTTCTTTTCTAAGGTCTGTTAATTCTAATTCTTTAAAGTTTGGAGTAAGGTCGATATACTTGATACCCTTGTTTGCATCCTCTGAATTTATCAGAATTGGTCTTGGCATGTAAGGATCTTGTCTTGCACCTTGACGTTGTTTCTCCATAAATGACTGTACTGACTCTGGATTTCTTGATCCAATAACAAGTAATGATTTAGGTGGTCTTTCTTTATCAAAGTATTTCCACATATATTCGTCTTGGAACATGAGTGACATTACTTTCTTCCATACTGATTGTATTGGGGAATTACCATAAAGTACATCTGGATAAAATTTACCAGCAATCCATACTACCTCTATTTGTGAAAAGAACATCTTTTTAGGTGAGGCTAATGGAACTGCAAATGGTACTGAATTTGTTTCCATGAAGGCGTTAAATGCTTCACAGCCACATCGAGGACATACAGGTTTATTAAAAGTAGTATCCCTATGTTCATATCGTGGACAAATATATTTTGGTTTTCCATCAGCTGCAACTCCCAAAACTGCCTCATCACTTGCGATAATCGTACATTGAATAGGATGAACCCTTATAATTTCATCTATAATTGAATCTTTTATGCCTGTCAAAGCCCTACTTGTTGCACCAGTTACGGGATCAGGCTCTTTTAATTTAACTATTTTCCACTCCCTAGACACTACAACGTAACAGCCATCTATAATATCCAAGTCTCTTTCTGCTGTTCTCGCAACTATCTTAAGAGATTGCTGGTTGTTATTAACACGTTTATCAATAAGAGTTTGTAATATCTGTCTATTTGCGGGATCTGGTTTTGCCCATTTCCTAGGATTTTCATTACCACATGAGGTACATTTTAACTTTTCTTTAACACTTTTACCAACATCACCCAAAGGAACATACTCTTTTAATGGTTTATTTTCATATTCTCGTAGGCACACTAAACATTTATGCTCAAAACTCGGTACAACTTCAATACCATTTCTAAACATTTCCCTTTGTATAGTTTCAAGAACTGCCCTCAAATCACCTACATAGTCTGCAAGCTCATACATTCTATTAGGTGACAGTCGCCACAATGGTACTTTAGAGCCATCAGGCGTGTCTAAATATGGATATGGTACACTAGCCCTAGAGTTAGTATGAAGAAAAGAATTATTAACTTCTTTCATCATTTCATAATGATCTTGTGTAACTCGCTCATATTCGTTTTTTTCAACAAATTTGAAGTTTCTTGGATCAATATTGTCCTTAATCTTACCAAAGAAGCCCATTCTTTACCTAAATCGACATGTTATATAAGTTTTTAAACAAACTCATCTTCACATTTAGGACAAACATACAATGGTTTGCCCTCAAATGTATAAGGAGTAATGTTTAATTCTACTTCACAGTCTATACATACTTTCATACAGCTACTTTTATATATACCCTATATAAATGAACCGATTTGACAATTAGCACAGTTTTTATGATTACATTCTGGAATACATCTATCCTTTCTTGCTTCCTCAATCGTTTGTATCGTAACATCTGCTATTATACCACCCATTAACATAATGCACCATCTACATCTACATGGGCAGCTAGTCATTTTGTAGTTACTTTCTCCTTATATAATTCTGATACTTCCCCACTTGTCTCAGGCAGTTCTTCTCTTGCTTTCTTCTTTTGAGCAGCTTTAACCTTTAATTGTTCTTTATGTAGTTCCTCTGCTATTTCCTTATCTACCACTCCCGCAACAGATAAGCCAAAAGTGACCTCAGTTTGGGCGTGTTTGGGAGAATCAACCATTTTAGCAATTCTGAAAATTCCAGACTTTTTGAAATAAACACGATATGTTGATTTATGGGCTAAAACTGTCCCACCTACTGCTGTAACTGGATCTCCGTAAAAAATTCCCGGATTTATCATAACTTGGTTTGTCCAGATAATTGCTACTTTATGGAAATTAGCCATATTTGAAGCCATTGTGAGAAATTCGTCTAAATATTTCTGTCTTTCACTTAACATGCCTCTACCTTTATAATCTTGCCTAAACAGTCCAATAGCAGAATCTATTATTATTAGTTTAATACTCTTATCATCTTCTAATAAATGTTGAATTTCCAGTAACACCATATATTGCTCTGCGGAATTATAAGCTTTGGCAACTATGATATTTTCTAAAACCCTATCTTCATCCATAGTTAAATGTTCTGCTATTTCTCTTATACGTTTTGGTTCAAATGTTCCTTCTGTATCAATCCATATAGCTTTTGCAATTTTATTACCCTCAAACTCCATAGTGCTACCCTCAGCCCAATCAGATAATCCCCCTTTTTCTTTAGGTAACTGAACTCTCACACACATAGTATGACAAAATTGTGTCTTACCACAGCCAAACTCACCATAGATTTCAGTAGTTGCACCGCACTCTAATCCCCCTGTAAATAGTTTATCTAAAGACTTTGTACCAGTTGAAATTTGTTCAATATCATTATCTTCCTTATCTGCTTCCATTCCACTTATAAAAGTGGGTGCATCATTAAATTTTTCTCTAGCTTTTTTAAATAAACTAATAGCGGTATCATTATCAACTCCAAGCATTTCGGCAACTTTTGGGGGTGGTATTACGAATAACTGCTCTACGGTAGTGATACCACCTTTTGCTAATTTCTTAGCAGTAGCCTCACCAATACCTTTAAGTTTAGTAATTAACATTATCCATCATTCACTATCCTTATATATTTATCTTTAGGTATTTTTAATGCTTTTCTAATATCACTTATTTTTACATCTATAATTTCTATTGTGGGCATTATAATTTCCAGTCCTCAAAAAACTTTTCTAATACTAATTTTAATTTTTCTGCACCTTCTTCTTGTGAACCATAACTACACTTAATAGTTATGCCTAAATAATCACTACCATATCCTTTACTAACGTCTATGTCCATAACATTAAATAGAAGTACATCTATAAAAACGTATGGCAACAGCCACAATTTATACCATAGATGAAAACAATGAAGTTATTGATCAATTTGATATAGATTATAATCAAGGTATCGCTGAATATTGGGGGAAAAAATGTCAAAGGGGAAAATATTATTGTGCAAGAAAAGGAATATCAATACCTTATAAATTTAAAAAGAAATTATTAAAAAATATTAAGCCTTCTTCGCCTCAGGTTCAAGAGTAATTTTCTTTATCTTAGCAACAACTTGTTCCTTAGTCATATTAGGTGAATCTTTGATTAATTGTTTTATTCCCTCAGTTGTTGATTTTAATATTTGTAGAATTATAGCTTGACTTTTTGAAAGTTGTCCAAATGAATTTGTAACAACACATAAAGCCCTTACTTGATCATGATGCTTCAACATTCCAATAGCCAAATCAACTACCCCTGCTGGTTGTTTTTTGGCATAATTATAAGATACTTCTCTTAAAATTCTTAATTGTTCTTTTAATTTGGGATTAAGAATAACCATATATTTACATAATGAGTGTGGTTAATAAGTGTTGATCGAAATACTGACTATGCCTATACATATATAGGCATGATCATATATGATCATATATGCGTATGTCCATATATGTATAGTCCTAGTACCAAAATTTAAATGGGGGGACATTTATTGT